CGGTTGGAGCAGCTGGTGGAAATGGAATGTGCGGACGCGTTGCTGGACGGTGGCGTGTCCGTTCCTCTTAAAAGGTGTCGCATTCCTTTTAAGAAGTGTCCCTTGGAACTGCGTGTGACGATGAAGCGTCCCCGGCTTCGGGGCCAGATACTGCTGGCAAGAGAGTATCTGAAACTGGGTGTGTCACCCGGCTGGAAGGTGAAGAACAAGGCGGAGGAGATGGCCTTTATTGCAAAGCACGGGAAAGGTATAAGCCGGATGCTGGCCTATACGGTGTGCCGGGGCTACGTGGCGCGGCACATGGGCATCGGGCTGACGGCCTGGGTGCTGCGGAGCTTTGTGGAGTGGCGTTACCTGATGGCTATGTTTCGGATGTTTGAGCGACTGATGGGTACGAAGGATTTTATGCGTATTATCAGGTCGGTGGATCGGGCGAACCCGATGAAGCCGAGGCTGAGCCAGGTGGGGAGGGGGAGTTAAGAACCCGTTATGAGGGTTCCCATAGCCCCTTCGGATTTATATGGCAGATTGCATCGGCGACCGGCTGGAGCGTGGATTACATCCTTGACGGGGTGAATTACCAGACGCTGATCATGATGCTGAGTGACGCGCCCCGGTATGTGAGGCGGAAGAAAGGCGGCGGTGAAGGCAGCCGGAGAACGGACCGTAGCGCGGAGGACGAGGCGGACGATATTGTAGGATTTTTTCAAAGCAGACTGGAATGAAACCTGTAGAAGTTGAATTTTTGATGAAGGACGGCCTTACGCCCGGCATGGACAAGGCCGAGCGTGAGGCGCTGGAGCTTCGTAACACCGTCAGGGTGTTGGAGGCGGAACTGGAAAGGCTGCGCCTTGCCGGTGAGACGGCCGCCCCCAATTTGGATCAGAGCGCCAACATCGCCCAGATCCACGCGCTGGAAAAGCAGCTTGAGGAATTACGCGGCAAGTTGAGACAACTTCAGGCGGAATCGGAATCCGTACAGGTCACCCCGCCGGACGTGCCCAATGCACAGCGCCAGTTTAACGGCTTGCACAACAGCATCCAGCAGATTGCCCGTGAGATGCCCTCGTTGGCTATGGGACCGCAGATGTTCTTTCTGGCCATCAGTAACAACCTGCCGGTATTCACCGATGAGCTGGCCCGTGCCCGTAAGGAATACGACGAGCTGCGGAAGTCGGGACAGAAAGGCACGCCGGTATGGAAGCAGGTGCTCTCTTCCCTCTTTTCCTGGCAGACGGCACTTACGACTGGCATCATGCTGCTTGTGATGTACGGTGACGAGATCGTGGAGTGGACGAAAGATTTGTTCAGTGCGAAGAAAGGCGTGGACGAGTTCTCGATCTCGTTGAAGGAAATGACCGAGATCGAGAAGGACGGCCGCGCCCAGATGGTGCGTACCCGCTTTGAGTTGAAATCGGTCACCGATGAGATAAAGAACTTTACCGGCAGCAAGGAACAGGAAAAGGCGAAAGTGGAGGAACTGAACCGCAAATACGGGGAAAGTTTCGGTTATTATAAAACCCTTTCCGAGTGGTACGATACCCTTATCCAAAAGAGCGAGGACTACGTGCAGGTATTGCTTCACCAGGCCAACGTCCAGAACCTCGTCAGCAAGGCAGCCGAAGCTGACGAAGAAGTAAACAAGATCAAGGCCCAGAAACCGGAAGAGGCTGAAAGTGCTATGGGATTCTTTGGAAAAATAGGGCAGTATTTGATGCAAAGCAATATGGCGGAAGTCGGCCAGGTGTATGACGCGCAGGAGGCTATCCGAAAACATGATCAGGAGGCTTATGATATCCTGCTGAAAAATGCGGAGAACAAGCGTGACGGTTATCTGAGGAAGGCGGAGGAGGAAACGAGGAAAGCCGCCGAAGCTGCCAAGAAAGGAAATATCGGCGGACACTCCGATCCTAAACAGTCCGATAAAAAATCGGAAACGGAAGCCAAGCAGCGTATGGCTACAGAGCGCAGGCTGGCGCAGGAACTTGCTGCGTTGCAGGCGGAAAACGCCCAGGAATACATAGACCGGATGAAAGACGGCACTGAAAAGAAACTGGCACAGATCGAATACGACTATAACAGAAGAAAAGAAGAAATAGCCCGTCAGGAGGCTGAATGGAAACGTGAAAACAAGGAAGCCGGTGTTTCCACCGGTGGCAATGGTCTGACTCCCGGCCAGACGGATGCCCTTGCCGGCGCACGCGACTCGAACGATAAGAACCGGAACGCGGCCATTACGGCCACCTTGGAGGAAGAGATGGAAAAAGAAGCCCAGGCCATGCGTGATTACCTGGCGGAATATGGCAGCTATGAAAAAAAGAAGTGGGCCATTACCGAGGAATACGAGAAACGTATCAGGGAAGCCGCCACGGACGGTGAGAAAGACAGCCTGCGGGGAGAGTTGAAAAAGAAACTGTCTGACCTTGATCTGAAGGAATTGAAGGACGGATTGAATTGGGAAGCCGTATTCGGGGACCTCGACAAGGTATCCTCCGAAAGCCTCCAATCCCTCCGTACCCGTCTGAAGGAATATATCGATACCCAGAAGGACTTGCAGCCGGACAGCCTGAAAGACCTGGTACGTGCCATCGATTCCATCGACAAGAAACTTAGCGAGCGCAATCCCTTTGCGGCATTAGAATCATCCATGTCGCGGGTAAAATCCACGACCTTATCCGTCAAGGAGGCCCAGGAAGCCTATAACAAGGCCGTGGAAGAAGGGACTGAAGCCGAGCAGAAGAACGCCCGGGCCGCACTGGATGCCGCCCGAAACGCGAAGCAGAGGGCACTGGCCGAGGCTACGGATGCCCTGCACGGCAGCGTGGGGCAGGTGAAGGAATACGTGGGAGCGGCAGAAGACCTGCTGGGACTGGTGGAACAGTTCGGTATCGATCCGCCGGAATGGATGGGTGAATACCTGGAAGGTTTGGGGCAGACGCTGGACGGCTTGGAAAGCATCGACCTGACCAAACCGATGAGCGTCATTACCGGCGGTGTCAAGGCGGTAAGCGGCGCGGTGAAGACTTTGTTCAGTCTGGGCGGCACCATCAACTGGAACGGAAGCAACGCGAAAGAGGTGCAGGCCACGATAGACCGGCTGACCAGCCGGAACGAAATGCTTCAGACTTCCATCGAGGACTTGACCGACACTATCAAACAGAGCAAGGGCACCAAATCTGTAGCCGCTTACCGCGACGCTTACCGGATGCAGAAAGAGACGGATTCCAACTACCTGCAGATGGCGATGGCGCAGGCCGGTTACCACGGCAGCCACCGCTCTTGGAATTATTATTGGGATGGTTTTTCCCAGGCACAGATAGACAAGCTGAGCGGGCAGATCGGCCGCCAGTGGGACGGCAGTCTGTGGAGCCTGAGTCCGGAGGAGATGAAGGCCCTCAGAAGCAACGTGGACATGTGGACACAGATACAGGACACGGGCAAGGGCGGTTACGGCGGGCGGCTTACCGAGAAACTGGATGACTACATAGAACAGGCCGGTAAGCTGGAGGAACTGACCGACCAGCTGTATGAAGGGCTTACCGGCATTTCGTTTGATGGAATGTATGGCAGCTTTATCGATAACCTGATGAACATGAAGTATGGCGCGAAGGAGGCGGCGGAGGATATATCCGAGTACTTCATGCGGGCGATGCTGAGCAACAAGATCGGTGAGATGTACAGCGAGAAGTTGAAGGGCTGGTGGAAACGGTTCGGCAAGGCGATGGAAGACAACGACCTGACGGAAGCGGAACGGAAGGCTTTGGCCGATGAATACTTGCAGTATGTGGAAGAGGCGGTGGACCTGCGTGACAACCTGGCGGCAGCCACCGGTTATGACAAGACGCAGCAGGGCGGCACCAGTCAAAGCGCGAAAGCGGGCGGCTATACGGCCATGACGTATGACCAGGGCACGAAGCTGGAGGGCATGTTCACCGGCGGGTTGCAGCACTGGAGCAGCATGGACGACCGGCTGGAAAGCGTGGTGGAGAAGATGGACACGGCCGAGGGCCACCTGGCCCGCATCGCTGAGAACACGGGTGTAAGTGCCGGCCACCTGGGCGAGATAAAGGATGAGATAAAGAAAATGATACGTGACGGACTAAAAGTGAAATGACATGG